CGTGCCAAGGGTACTTCCTCTCCCCAGTGTAGGCTTGTTCGGACAATTTATTACCATGCAGAAACATCTCTTGTGTTGCGCGACTCGTCTCACTACCTAACCGATAGTTCACGGTATGTTGCATGGTGCACCCAAACTCAGGTGCCGCGGCTTTGACGGCTGCAAAGAATTGTCTATCTGCACCCCATTGTCCATACCAATTATGTCCGACCTTCACTGCCAATTCTCTTGGGATCGCAAAACATCCTGTATCAATATGGTGTCGTGTTCCTCCGCTAAACGACACAGGCCAGTGGCCCAGGCTTTCACAGTTATCAGGTCCAACTAACGTACCATTTGCATTCACAATGTTTCGGAGCGTGTACGCCCACCGATATTTAGGATCAAAGAATACTCTCTGGAACTCCTCAATATAATTGGGTTCTGCGAAGTTATCTTCATCCAGGTAACACAGCACGTCCTCGTTCACTAGGAATGAAGCCGCAGCATATACCCGATGCCCATACCATTCCTTCCCCACATTCTCATCTAGGGAAATGATTTTCATTTGCTGAGTCACCCCAGCACGGATCAACACACGATTGATCTTGGCAAAATGTTCCCTGCCATCCATCACAATGTAATGTGTACAATCCTGGCCACGAAGAGACAATACGTTCTCTCTGAGCGCATCCGACCCAATCGTGGGAGTAATAACAGCAAAGGACTTCATCTTAAACCTTGATCGTGGCGCCTTCTGTCTTAACAACCTTGGCTTCACCCTTTGGTGGAGACACAGGTTCCGTAGTGACTACTTCAAATGGCAATTCAGGGAAGGCTTCCTTGACCAACCGAGCGGTCAAATAACGGACTTCCAAATCTTTCTTAAAGCACTTCACCAAGAGGGCGGCTTCATCCTTATGGACTGATCCAAGCACAGCATTCAAGATTCGCGCTTCTTTCTTCGCGTCCAACTTTGCGGTACGCTTTGGGTGCCCGGAAATAAAGATGTAGAGACGGCGCATCTCATTACTGAGACTGGAGTAACACACTCCTGCTGGCTCAACGGCAGGCTTGTAGTTTGGAATCTGAGAGATATCAAAGTGAATTTTGGGATTGAACGCATAGTTCAGGAATTCCTTGAACCAGATATTTTTTCCGTACTTTTGGAGGACGGCAACCCTCTGCTCTCGGTTCCTGGCTTTGTCAAATTCCTCAATAATCTCATTAAACAATACACTGGCGTAATTCATGGTCACCTCATTGGTTAAAAATCTTGTACGGCCTCTGTCAGTTCCTTCAAACCACTTGCCACCAGGTATTGCATGAAAAATCCACGCCCCTTGGGAATAGCGGCCTCATAGGAGGTATTTATCCTGCCTTTTATCTCTGCGGGAATCTGTTTGAGGTCAATCAACGTCTCATTGCGCCTAAAATTTCTGAGCATATCTCCGCTGGTGCAGAAGAGGTCAATCGGCATATTGATCCACTCAATTAACTTCTTTTCCATGATGGGCTTCTGGCGTCCACCAGTGACAAATACATCATCCGGTGAGAGGATGTTCGGCACTCCATCGCCTGTGTCTCCTCGAATGATCTGCTGCTTGAGAGTCGCATTCGGGAACTTATCCACGATCATTTTCTTGAGAAGCGGGGAGTATTGAGAGACGTTCTTGTACACCTGGAGTTGGGCGAAATCCTTGTCACCTGAGACAATCATGACCTTCTCAGATGGACCATGCACATGCGCCAGGTGACCGATGATATCGTCGGCTTCACACCCCTCAGCGTACACTACTTTGTAGGGAAGGCTTTTTTGGAGTTCTTCTTTGAGTTCATCCAGACACAAAAAGATTGAAACCCAATTGAATCCAGACTTCGCTCGGTTCTTTTTTCGGTTGGCTTTGTAGTAGGGGAAAATTTCAGTGCGCCAATAGGTTCTCGCATCGTAGGCAATCACAACCTCTCCATACTCACGCTTGAAACGCTTCACGTTAGCACGAAGGGAATTGAGAATGACATGGCGAACCATATCAATGTTGGCATCGGCTTGTTTGGTCTGAGCGAGGTGCTCAAGGATGCAGGCGTAGGCGATTTGATTGAAGTCCACAATAATCATGATAAAATTTTCACTTCTCCCTCAGTGCGAACTGCCACACGGGCTCCGCACGGTAATAATGTTTGGTCGTTTCCTGAGTAGATCACTTCTGAGGGACCAAGGATTGCGACTCTCCGACAATAGGTGTTCTTTTTGCCTTGCTTGACTGTTATCACAGGATCATCGGCGCCCGTCTGTTTGTTCGCCCGAATTATATGCTGATTGACATGTACCCACGTAACCATTATGCAATGACTCTCACCAATAGGGTTTCTTTGTTGACTCGCCCAGTGACCTTCGCATCCTTCGTAGTGAGTCCATCAAACAGATTCTTCAATGCCACTTTTCCACTCGACAACACTTGCGGAAGAATTTCTTCGGGTTTCCTAAGTTTCTTTGCGCGGGATTTTTGTTTGGAGTAGTTGAGAATCGCGCATCCCTTGGCACCCAATCCATCCGCATTGTCTGCGGCATAGAATGTCAGCATACGATTACCGCGATGGTAGGTCCAGAGTCCTTCACTGCCTATCATACGAGTCGCCGGAACGGATTTGAGTTTCATTGCCTTATCTTCTGTACAAAACTTGAAAGACTTGACTTGCTGTTCGGGGGTTCGGGTGCGTTTCTTGCGGGGGGCTTTGTCGGCGTTCAACTCACCCATGACGGTAAGTGTATCGGAAATGATCTGATCGTAAAGGGCTTCCATTTTCTTCATCTGAGGTTCGGTATAGTTGCTATACCCCTCATTGACCTGTTCATCGGTTCCAGCAATGGCAAGGCGGAATTCGTCTCTGCAACGCTTGAAATGGTTGACGATAGAAGGGCCCTGGAGGGCTTGTACGCCCTTTTCTCGCATAAGTTGGAGTGTATTGGGGACTTTCTTGAAATCTGACAAAATAAGGGAATCTACCGCACCTTCCAACCATCCGATACTTTCCCTTGATTTCTCTTTGAGACGGTCTTGGATTGTGACGGGCTTTGCTGGTTTTCCAATGGGTTTATCGGTATCAACCTTCTCTTCTACCAGGGTGCCTGACATGGACTTGAGGTGCTTGGAGAGCCAGGTCATGGATTTGTTATCCAGGATTGCGCCTCTGGAAAGCATACGGCAGACAAATCCCACTGTGGCGACCTGCTGTTCAATCTGCTTGGCGCTGGCTTTAATCCCCTGTGACTTGCAGTATTCAGTGAGATATTTGTAGGAGACTTCCTTTTCCTTAAATTGGTTATACCAATTCAATGCCAAATTCAACTCTGACTGAGAGAGTTCCATGAACCCGAAGGTGGGTTCTTCCTTTGACAGGAGTTCATTGACACGCTGATTTGTTGATTGCCGCTTGAGTTTCATCATAACCTTTCAGGTTGTACGACTATTTAGTGAATAGTGTAGCACACTGTCATCGGTAAAGCAAGCACTTTTTTAGATCGGTAGATCACTGAGAGAAATTCTGTGACTCTTGATATGCCCTGGTGATCTCACGCACCAATTCAGGGTCTCGGTACGCATACCGATCCTCAACGTTGAGCACCACAACTGGTGTCTTGAGATTGGCTTCGGTGAGCCGAGTTCGGACTTCCTCCCCTTGCTCCTCGGTCATGCACACAAATTCATCTGCCCATTCCAAGAGAACATCGTCCAATGGAACTAAGGCAAACTCAGCCACAAGACCTACGGCACGAGTATTATAGTTCCACGGCTCCTGAGATAGCACGACCGCTGCGGTGGGGGACCGCAGCAATCCTGCCGAGCACACACAGACTACTCGCTTATGCTTATCAAAATGTTGATGTCGGTTCTGGGCGTTCCCCAACCGATTCATGAGAAATGGGTCCATCATTGTCCCTTTCCAAAATACTCTCGATAGACTGCTGAGAGCGCATAAAGTATAACCACAATGAATGCGGTGTTCACAACAAATTCAAGGAACAATCCCATGTTATCCTTTCACGCACAAAATCTGGCGAAGTTGCGCGACGACCCTCACGAGGTCATTTTGATTTTCCATGACCCGGTCGATATCCTTGTACGCCCCAGGCAATTCATCCAAGATACCTGCATCCTTACGACACACGATACCCGCCGTCTGCTTCTCAGCATCCTCTAAGGTAAAGGATGACTTTGCCTTTGAGCGCGACTTGACACGACCTGCGCCGTGTGAGCACGAACAAAACGATTCAGGGTTTCCCAAACCTTCAACGATATAAGATCGGGTGCCCATCGATCCAGGAATAATACCAACATCACCAATGCGAGCACGAACAGCCCCCTTACGGGTAACAATGACATTCTCGCCATAGTGATTTTCCTTTTCCGCATAGTTGTGGTGACAGTTCACCATGAGTTCAGGACCCATGTCGGCATCCTTGATATCCGTGCCAAAAATCGTCTTGGCCACTGCATCACGCACCAAGCGCATCATGAATTCACGATTCTTCATCGCATACATCTGCGCCCACTGGAGGTCACGCCAGTATTCATCGTACAACACAGAACCTTCCGCAAGGTAGGCAAGGTTCGGGTCGTGCAACTTTATCATGTACTGGTTCATGACTTCCTTCGCACGATCAATGTAGTAGTTCCCGATCTTGTTACCAATACCGCGGGAACCCGAGTGCAACATGATCCATACATTGTCCTCTAAGTCAAGGCACACCTCAATGAAGTGGTTTCCACCACCCAAGGTGCCTAACTGCTTCCCAATGCGCTCCGGGTTATCCTGAACCTTCTTTGGGAGAAGGTGAAATCCAGGTGCCACGTCAAGCGCACCACTCAGAGTCATGGCGCGGTCGTGCATATCCTGTCCAACGGGAACCGCCTTGCAAATCGCATCGTAGACTGCCTGAATGTTATCTGATACACGCTTCCAGGGGCGCGGCATACGAGCCGCCATCATACCGCATCCAATATCCACACCCACACACGCCGGGACAATGGCACCCTTCGTGGCTACCACAGACCCTACAGTCGCCCCGATCCCATAATGCACGTCCGGCATGACAGCCACATGCTTAAATATGAACGGGAGAGACGCCGTGTTGCGTAACTGATCTAACGCTGACGATTCAACTTCGTGGATCGGCGACCAAATCTTAATTGGCTTATGAGTTCCGGTCTGTAAAACGTTCATGATACTCCTTAGAAAACGTAGTTCTTCTTCTTGCGCTTGTAATCTTCCTCAATCCACTTCACTTGTCGTGCTGAGAGGAGAGGGGAGACAAATCCTGTGACAGTGGAGTACAACAGCGTCCCCTCGGTCGTCACAACCTTAAGGTGCTCGCCTGTGCGGCTCCAATCCAGTAACATATCAATATCTGAAATTTTCTCTGCCATCTTATTTCTCCTTCGGTAACTGATTCAAAAACACGTCCATTTCACGCTTGTAGGCACCCTGTGCCCACTTCATTCTCTTACGACCCTGATCTGTAGACATGAAATAGGTCCATGACTCAGCCTTATTTAAGCGTACAACTTCCAGCAATGATAACGCCATAACTAGATCGGCATGAAGCGCCTGATACTTCGCCTGTTGTTCTGTGGCTCTCTTCTCAAGTTCATGCGAATGGTCTTGTGCCGCCCGCGCCTTGGACCTCGCATCCTCTACATGCAATTGAAGTTCAGTGAGCGCCTTTACTTCTTCGGGGGCAACCTTCGCCGGCTTGTCGGAATAGGCTTCTTGCAGTTCCCGTTCGAGCCGCGCAGTCTCTTTCTGTGCGTCGGCAAGGTCTGCCTTGAGGTCCGCAATCTCTTGAGCGGTTTCATCCATGACGTTATTCATAATCACGTACAGCAATGCCAACAGGGAAAATCGGAATGCCATCGTCACTCAAACATTGATAGCGAACGGTCAGTTCCTTCCCAAAATAACTCTTACGATTCTGCCATTGTTCCTCACGGACTGAATCCTCGCCTTTGCATCGCACGTCAAATTCCTGCTTGTTCTTTGTTTGGCAACGGAAAATGGCTTTCCCTTCATCCTTCCCTGTACCTTCTTTGCACCCGACAATCACGAATTCATCGTCAATGAAATCCTTATGCTTCTGCAATTGGTTATCACGGTACTGAAAGTTGTAGGCTTCATTACCACCAGAGCGTATAATGGAACCTTCGTAGCCTGCTTGTGTGTAGGCACTGTGTACCTTGTCAATGTCCTTTGGAGACAGAATCTTGATCGTCTCGACCAACCGGAGATAGTTCAACCCATTCGGAATCTGTGAACGATAACTGAGGTAACGGTCCGCAAATCCCCACTTGAGAGTGGTTGGACGATCATAACAATGGAACTTCACGTATCGCTTCAATTGCTCAACGTCCGGGTGCTTTTCATCCTTAATCAGCGACATAAGTTGCTGGAAGGTGAGTTCTCCGTGGTTATACATTTCCCCATCAAGGATATCCCCATCCTTCATGAAACTCAAAAACTCCTGCTCCATATAGAGATTGAAATTCTTATACTTCTTTGCCTTGCGGGACCAGAAGGTAATTGTGTCGCCTGTACGCTGAACGAGGCAACGGACTCCATTCAACTTCGGCTGAATGAAGGCTGGCCAGACGATATACTTGGCTCGTTCCTTGTACTTCTGTGCCAACATGGGCAGTAACTTGAGTTCAATCTTAGCATCCGCCGAAGGCTTTGTCTCCGTATAGTTCTTGTCGTGCTGTTTCTTCCACTTTGACTCTGCCTCTAAGAGCGCCTGCTCATAAGGGGTCGTCTCATTGGCTTTCCCAGTGTTCTTTCCCTCACGAATCGTCTCAGGTGACTCCTGAATCTTACCATCAAGTTGTCCATGACGAATCATGATAACCGGGGCATTGGAATGCTTCTGGACACTGATCTCCCATACCTTTATCACACCCTTCGAGGAAGTGCCATAGAGGGTGGGGAAGGTATCAACCGTATTCGTCTTATTGCTTTTGTAAATCGTCACTTTGATTCTCCTGGGAAAAGGTTTCCACCTGTGAATATATTCAACAACTGTCTCTTAGCCTGTAGCAACTCTGCTTTGGCATCTAAGGCATCATCTATCTCTTTCAAAAACCATGATATTTGGTGATTGTTGCGAGCCGTCAACTCCCCTTCAAGGAATCGCTTCTCAAGTTGCTGCATAAGATGGTTATACTTTCCACCATCCCCACTTGGTCCGGTGACCGTCGCATACAACCTATTCAAATCCTCAATACGTTGCCTCAAATCCGTGATGGCACGGCAGGCAATTTCATGAGTCGGGGTCGCCAACATTTGGTTAGCGACCTGTTTGCGATATTCCGGGTCGTCGTATCGGCTCACATTTTGATCGACAAAAGGCATCTCATTACTCACACTTCAAAAGATGTAACAACAGACTATCCACTAGTGCACCGTCTACCTCTTCGGGTAGTGTAGAATTCTTGGAGAGCAATTCTACTTCTTCCATCAAGGTATCAAGTTTGGGGGCCACTTCGTTTACAAAATGCAGTGCCCCACTCTTTACAGCACGGAGAAATTCTGTCTCAGGCAACGGATAGGTGAAATCCCCATCCTTAAGGATACCGCGCACTTGATACGCCGCCCTGAACGCATGGCTTATGGCTTTCCAGTCTACCCCTTCGTTCGTTTCGGCTTGTTTGGCACGGGCGCCATAATTCTCCACAAAACGCTCCACCATAGGTACATAATGTCCAGTGGTTGCATTCAGGGTCATTTTCTTTCCGCACATTTCATAGAACGTTACACCCTCAGCGGTCATGAGTCCACAATGCTCACCCGTAGGGAGCGTGAGACGAACATCATTTACCTTTGTATCTGGGTGGTTCGCTCTAAGGATATCCAATACTGCCTTGGCTTCCGCCAAACGGCTGCCCTTCACCCCATACTTTGCGGCCTGCTTCCGAGCATAGCCTACCAATGAGGAGAGATTCTTGGTGTAGAACATCCCGCGATTAGCAACCAAACATTCCCAATGCCAGGTATAGGACAACCAAGCAGACTTGGGTGCATG